CTCCTGCTCCAGCCGCTCCGCGTCGAGCCGTAACCGTTGCGCCTCCTGTCGCGCAGCCTCGGCCCTCGCTTCCTCCCGCCGCTTCGCCTCGGCCGCATCGGCAATGGCCCTCCGGTTCGCCGCTTCGATCGCCTGCTGTTTCTTGGTCACGTAGAGACTCCTCGCCTGATCGGTCGCACGCCACAGCCGATCCAGGATACTGGTATAGGGTCGATAGGCGTCATTGATCTGCTTGACCTCCGTATTCAGTGGCCGGACTCGTGCATCGCGCCGGTCCTCCATCTCGCTATAGAGTCGCTTGGCGCCGGCAATGAATTCCAGCGCGACCGCTTCAGAGAGATCATCGGTCACGGCCAAGGTCTTCGCTCGCTCCTCCAGTAACGCGACCTCCTGCCGGTAGGGCTCAAGGTCCGTCTCGACATCGGGGTTCACAGCCTGCTGCTCGACACTATTCATGATGGCTCCTTTCTCGGGTTCAGTAAATCTCGCCGCAAGGCTTGATAGGCCTCCGGGCTCACCGTGCGTATTGTCTCAATCAGATCCAGCCAGCTCGCGTGCGTCCAACACGTAGTGTTCAATTCGCATGGCAGCCTCCGTGGGTATTGGCCTTGAGGCATTTTTGAGCGCACTGGAAAACCCGTCTACATATTTTTTGCCGATGCTGTTCATGGTGTCCTCCGTGGTTGAGTGGTTTATGTCCCGACGCCTCTCGGCGTTTCGCCCCGCAGGGCTCATCAGGGGACTAGACCTTAGCGAATCCGATGAAGGCCCCTTTCTGGATCTCGCTGTGCATCGTGTAGCCTTCACCATCCACAAACCAGGCCCCCAGCGTCACCCCTTTGAGATAAGTGAATCGAGCGCAGAGCGTCTCCGCAGCTTTCTGAATGTTCTCTCCAGCCTCGTAGTATGATTCCTGCTCACGCTTCTGCTGGTACGGTGGTTGCGGTCTAAATTTGTATGTGTTCATGGTGTCCTCCGTGGTGAGTCGGTCAATCATTAGTTTCGTGCAGGTCTCCCAGGGGCATTCATCTTCGAGGCGCACGGCCATGTGATAGTCCGCATCGACGGCCATTTCGGAAGAGAGCGTATTGTCCTGCGTCATAATATCCTCCAGATGATCCAGACGAACCAGATTCCATAGCCCCACATCAGGAGACCGATTGCACAGGCTTGCAGGAGACGATAGAGAGTCATCGTTTCCTCACATTCGGCCTGGCATCGTACCCCTTCAACTGATACTGCCCGTCTTGATCGAGTTCGTGGGAGGAGAGAATGTGACGTGTGCGGGTATGCTCGCGCCAGCACAAGAGGCCATAGGTCACGTATCCCAGCACCAGACTGATTCCGAGATCAGAGAGCAGACGATAGGCCCAATAGGGTGTGAGGGTGTGCATTGGTCTCATCCTCCAATGGTGAAATGTGAACCTACTTCCGAATGCCCATCGCACGGGCCAAGTGAATCAAGCGGGTACGTTCGAGTTGGTGGAATTTATCGTGATGCCGCTGCGAGCAAAACCGTTGCTGCTTCACGACGGGCACAAACTTGACGGAACAGGCCGGTAAATCGCACTCGATCTTTTTCATATAGATCCTCCTTTCACTGTGCATGATACACGCATGGCACACGCACGTCAAGCACAATCGCACGGCTCGCCTCACACACATTTCATGCCACGCCTCTTGTAATTCTCTTGACTCGACTCTCTATTCCTGGTATGGGGGATTCACACGACCCCCTTCCTATAGGAGAGACCTACCCATGCAACCACCGATGCAACCATCCACTCAAACCCCTGGCGATGAAACCGAGCCGACCGAAGAAGCCCCAGCCGCGGAAGCGCAGGAGTCTGACGGCTATACGATTTGCCTAAAATGTAAGGCTGATGGCTCCTTCGAGGTGTATAAAGAGACCGAGCATGACGACGCGAGCCCGATGCCCATGGGCGCAGGCGAATCCGGGATGCCGACTCCCTCTCCCGCGATGGGCGGGGGTGGCGAGGCGCCCGCAGAACAGCCCGAGACGGCGGATAACCTGGAGGACGCGCTCAAGTTGATCGTGCGCCTGCACAAGCAGAACCCGATGGATCAGAGTTATGCCGGCCAGATGTCGGCGGGGTTTGCGGGAGAGAACCGGACACCGTACTGAAGGGAAGGAATGGGTACATGGCGAAGGTACATTTGAACATTGAGGATGTCGATGGGCGTATTGCGCTCCAAGTGCAGTGGCGATCTGACAAGGAGTTGATTCACGATCTTGCGCCTCACGATCCGTTTAAGGGATGGGATAAAGACAGTGCGGCGCACCAGATGGGGATGCTCTGCCTGAAGTATCTCGAAGCGCTGCTCGTGCCCCTCGTCGAACCGGAAATCATCACGAATGAGAACGCGCCGAACCTGTCCTTGGTCCGTGACGTGCCGATCCTCGACCCCCCGAAGGTCGAAACCCCAGGGAGTCTGTTGAACCAGTAAGATCATGCGAGCCTATACTACGTCGTACATCGGTCCCGAGCGCCAGCATCTTGTGGAGAATAGCCGTGCCCTCGTGGCGCTGCAGATGCAGACGCAGCTCGATGGGCTCTCGATCGTGCGCGTGGAACTCACGGCGCGTGAGGCGTCTGAGCTGATGGTGGAGCTGGGCGAGCGGAACTTGGAGGAGTGGGTACAGTTCGGTACCCTCATGGGTATCCCCTGTGAGATCACGAAAGAGCCGGTGTTGTGTTATGCCATTTGAGTCACGCCCGTTGTGGCAGTAAATAAACCCATGAAAACTGCGAACAAGAAGCAGGCCGTTCCAGGCAAGAAGGCTCCCGGCAAGAATCTCGGTGGACGCCCAAAGGGGTCACGCAGCAAAGCCACAGCCGCGATCAAAGATCATGTCCTTCAGCTCATGGCCTCCGGCAAGGAGCTGCCGCTCGACTTCCTCCTCCGCACCATGCGGTTGCGCGAACCCTTTCATCGAGAGGGTGAATCCAGTCTCGATTTCTCGACTCGCTATCAGGCCTGGGACCGACGCACGCTGGCTGCGGCTCAAGCGGCGGCGCCGTTCTGTCATGCGAAGCTGGCCTCGGTGGAGCATACCGGCAAGGATGGGGGACCGATCAACCATCATCTGACCATCGAGATCGTGGGATGAGCGAGACCAGAGCGAACATACAGATTCATCGAAAGTTTATCGGCCTCCTCGACCCGCACCGCTACAAAATTGCGAGAGGCGGGAGAGGGGGTCTCAAGTCGTGGACATTCGCTCGCGCCCTCCTGGTGCTCGCCTCTGAAAAGCGTCTCCGCATTCTCTGTACGAGAGAGGTCCAGAAGTCGATTAAGGATTCCGTCCACAAACTGCTCCAAGATCAAATCGAAGAACTCGGCCTCTCCCACCTCTACACGATCACAGAAAATGAAATCACGGGCGCGAACGGCTCGCTCTTTATCTTTCAGGGACTCGCCCAGCATACGGTCCTGTCGATCAAGTCCCTGGAGGGGATCGATATTGCCTGGGTGGAGGAAGGGCAGTCTGTTGTCAAGTTCTCCTGGGAGATCCTCACGAAAACCATTCGCAAGGCCGGTAGTGAGATCTGGATTTCGTTCAACCCCGAACTGGACACCGACGAAACCTATCTCCGCTTCGTCGTGAACCCTCCTCCTGATTCCCTCATCATCGAAAGCAGCTACGAAGACAATCTCTGGCTCACGAAGGAAATGGATGATGAGCGCAAGCACGACCTCGCCACGCAGCCCAAGGACGATTATGAGCACGTTTGGTTGGGGAAATGTCGCTCCGCGTTGCCCGGTGCGATCTTCGCCAACGAGGTAATTCGGATGATTGCGGAAAATCGGCTCACGCATTTGCCCTACGATCCACGATTGAAGGTCCACTCGGTCTGGGACATGGGCTATAATACCGATTGTATGGCCGTGGGACTGTTTCAACGGGCACGATCGGAGCTGCGCGTGATTGGGTATCTGGAGGAACGCTACAAGACGGTCGATTGGTTCGTGGGAGAACTCCAACTCTTGCGATACAACTGGGGCTATGACTTCTTGCCGTGGGATGGGTGGGTGGAAGGTCGGCAGACCGGGAAGAGCGATGCCCAGCTCGTGAAGGGGTTTGGTCGGCGCGTGAAGCCGGTGCCGAATATCGAGAATGCGGAAGACAGTCGGATTAAGGCGCTCCGGGCGATCTTTCCGCAGATCGTCGCCGACAAGACGAAGTGTGCGCGATTGGTAGAATGTTGGAAGCGGTATCGGCGCAACGTGCCGAAGCATGGGGAACCCTCGACACCGATTCACGATGAATACTCACACGGCTGCGATATGTCAGGTTATGCCGCGCTGGTGTTCGATCAGATGACCAACGACCATGCCGGCGCCCACTATGTTCAAGCCCGTGCTCCGCAACCGACCGGGACCATGGGACGATTAGGAGCACGATGAACAATCTCCTCGACGACATTGAGTTGCCCGAGTCCGTGATGGACGCACTCTACCCCAAACAAGACACCGCGGCAGGGGAACAGTCTGGGTCCGGTGAAGGGCTCACCGAGCACATGCGAGACCTGACACAGATCCTCACGGCAGACCGGAAACGCTGTATCGATGGGCGCCGGATGTCCGGCATCGAGGACGTGTGGCGGAAGTGCGAAGACAACTATGCGGCGATCGATGAAGTCACCGGCCAGTCGGCTGCCGTCGTCCGTCCTCGGTTCAGTAAGCCGCCCGATCTGGACGGTCCCCTGCGCCGGAACGAACAGCCGGCCAGCTCGTCACGTTCGACCGCCTTCGAACGACTCACCGCTCGCTATGTCAATGCGGCGACTGCGAAGATCAATTCGATTCTGTTCGTGGCCGGCGCGAAAGCCTTTTCAATCAACGAAACGCCCGATCCAACACTGGTCCTCCAGAAAGAGGATCTGTCGCCAGTGACGTTGCCAGACGGGCAACCGGCCCTCCGCGATCCAAAGCCGCAGGACACCGCGCCCATCAATGCGACCGATCCCCTCACGCCTCCTCCTCCTGACCCCAACAACCCTCCATCCGCACAGCCTGGGGTGCCTATTCTGGAGAAGGATCTGGCTGAAGAGAAGGTTGAGAAGGCCCACAAAGCGGCGAAGGCGGCAGAGACCGTCATCTACGACTGGATACTCGAAGCCAAGTGGGTCAAGTCCATGCGGAAGGTGATGGCCGATGCCCCCAAGCTGGGCGCGGGCATTCTGAAAGGGCCGTTCCCTGAGTTACGGAAAGCGAAGGCGCTATCGGTAGATCCTGA